ATGATGTTTCTGATCCCAATACTGATACTGTTGCTGATGATCTTCAAATCAACCAAAAAATAACTGTTGCATCTTTGGAAGTATTTGGTAAAACCAAATTATGAACCCATATGGTGGAACTGAAATTCAATTAGATTATTTAAAAAAATATGTACCTGAAGGTCTTTTAGATTCAGTACAAATTACTACTTCTGTACCAGAAAAAGATCCTTTAGATCCTGTAAAACCAAATATTCTTTGGATAAAAAATTCTTATGATCAACCAAATTTACAAGGTTGGTTTAAAAATAAAGATAATCATAAAAAATATGACTGGTATGTTTTTAATTCACATTGGACATTTGAAAAATATAGATACTTTTTTAAAGTCCCTGAAGATAGATGTACTGTAATTAAAAACGCTGTAGACTATGATGAATTAATACCTAAAACAGATTTTACTCCAAATGATAAATTAAAAATGTGTTACATCTCTACTCCATGGAGAGGTTTAGAAGTCGTATTATCTGCTATGGAAAAGATAAAAGATCCTGATATTACCTTAGATGTTTATTCAAGCACTATAATTTATGGTCAATCATTTAAAGATCAAAATGATAAGTCTTATGAACATTTATGGGAGAAAGCAAAAAGTTTACCAAATGTAAACTACATGGGATATTGTCCACATAAAGATTTAGTAGCAAAACTAAAAGATTATAATGTAAATTGTTTTCCAAGTATTTGGGAAGAAACATTTTGTATTTCTGCTATGGAATCATTAGCAGCTGGTCAATTACTTATAACCACGGATCTCGGTGCTATACCTGAGACTTGTGCTGAATTTCCAATATATATTCCATTTACACAAGATAAAGAAAAATTAACTGTGCAAACAATGGAATGCATTTTACAATGTAAAGAAATGTTCAAAACAGATTTGTCATGGGGTCTGAAGTTTCAACAAGAATATTATAAAAGATATTATGATTGGAAAATTATTTCTAGATTTTGGACAGATTTTTTAAAAGGTGCAGTTAATGTCAAGCGAGGATAAATTTGATAGTTTTATGGTTTGCACACCTGTGCATTCTGATGTTTCAATGCATTACATGAAAGCTTGCTTAGACTTACAAAAAGAATGTGTTTTAAATAAAATACAAATATCATTCAATTTAATGAAATCATCGTTAGTTACTCAAGGAAGAAATTTATGTGTATCTAATTTTATGAATTCAAAAGCTGATCGAATGTTATTTATAGATAGTGACATAGAGTTTTCTACTAGATCTGTTTTTAGATTATTAAAATCACCATACGATGTTGCATTAATACCTTATCCAATGAAAACAGTTAACCAACAAAAGTTTAAAAAAGATTTAAAAAGAAGACCACAGGATTTACCTAATACGATGGGTCATGTTTACCCTGTAACTGTACCAGATCCAAATAGTCTTATACCTAAAAATGGTTTTATAGAAGTAACAAAAGGGCCTACAGGTATGATGATGATAAAAAGGGAAGTGTTTGAGAAGTTAGAAAAAGAATACTCTGAATTTAACATTGTACAAAAAACCATGATAAATGGGGAGATGATAGAAAGACCTCACTATTTTAACTTCTTTGATTCTTACTATAGTCCTAAGACAAAAACTTATACAGGAGAGGACTTTTATTTCTGTAAATTATGGACATCTATGGGAGGCAAAATACATGCTCTTATAGACGAATATATCACTCATATTGGCGAGTATCATTACAAAGGTAAATTTAATGACGACTTTACAAAAATGCAGTGATATTGATGAATAGCTTGATATAAGTTAAAATACCATAATAACTAGTTATAAATATTATGGATCCATTTACTATAGCATTAGCAACATTTGGCGTACAAAAACTACGAGGTAAATCTACAAGAACTTCTTTAAAAGATGCTGCTACCATGGCAGGTTTAGGACAGTTTGCAGGTATGGCAGGCTTTGGTCCTTTCCAAGCTTTTGGTTCAACTTCTTTACCAGGTTATTCTGGAAACTTTATAGGATCAGCTATGCAAGGTCCAACAATGTCAGGAGCTGCTTTACAACCAACTCTTGGTCAACAATTTATGCAAACAGGTCCAGCAAGAATGTTTAGTGGTGATGGAATCCGAAGTCTTGTAGGTAAACAAAAAGATCCTGATGCTTTAAAAGCTGCATTAGAAGCTGCAAAAGGTGATCCAAGTAAAATTAAAGCTGCACAAGATTTATATGGTGGATCAGGTTTTATGGGATTAGATACAGGGACAAAATTAGGAATCGGACTTGCAGCAACTACTGCATTAGCAGGAGATGAAGATGATGTTAAACCACCGTTTACTGATGAAGATTATGAAAAAGCTTATGAAAAACAAAAAGCTGCACTAGGAGATATAGGTGAAAGATATGACTATGGTAATGATGCTACAGGTTCTGATAACATTTACGATTTCGATGAAAACTACTATGCATTCAATAAAGGGGGTATAGTTAATGCACTCCCAAAGTTTAATGTAGGCGGTATAAATTATTTACCTTCTAAAACAGATCATGATGAGCAAGACGTAAACAATTATGTTAGAGCTACAGGATATGTTGAAGACGGTTCTGGTAACGGAGATAAAGATGAAGACACAATGCTTGCGCAGTTAGCTGATGGAGAGTTTGTTTCTAGAGCAGACGCAATATTAGGTGCGGGTATTATGGAAGGAGCTAACCCAAGTAGCATGAAAGATATGAGAAAAAAAGGTGCTGCTTTCTTCTATGATCAACAAGCAAAGTTAAAAAGAATTTTTGATTTATTAAATGCTGCCAGAAAAGAAAAAAATTAGAAAAGAAGTCAATGTGCTATTTATAGCACCTGACAAAGTTGAAGAATACTGGAGTTTAGTTGACTTCATGCTTAGGGAAGGCCTCAAATATGATGGCGACCCTATGAATATAAAAGATCTTAAAGAAGGTCTTTTAGAAGGAGCCTTTCAATTATTTATGATGTTTGGTTCCGATGATGGTGACAAATACAAAGTGTTCGGTGTATTTGTTACACGTATAAGTGTATTACCGAACTTTAAACAGTGTGAAGTCATACTGTTAAAAGGAGAAAAAAGAGAGTTATGGCAGGACGAAGCAGCTCAAGCTATAGAAAACTTAGCAATTCAAGAGGATTGTAAAAGAATAGCGGTGCATGCAAGACCTGGATGGCAAAAGTTTTTAAAGGAAAGAGATTGGGAAGTGAAAAGATATTTATACACAAAGGAGCTAAACTAATATGAGTTTTATATTTGGTGGTGGTGGCGGTGGTCAATCCACTTCAGGAACACAAGTTTCAATAGCTAGAGAAGCACCAGAAGTCGAAAGTCGAAAACTAGCCTTATATGATCAAGCGGCAGCACTTGCTTCTAAACCTGTAGGTATTCCTGCGTTTCAAGTTGCAGGACCTTCTCCATTAGAACAAACAGGCTTTACTCAAGCAGGTACGACAGGTGTTGGAGCTTCAACTACTACAGCAGGTATTGGTTCTGTACTTGGTTCTATGCAAGGACCAAACATAAATCAATTTTTAAATCCATATCAATCATATGTTACTGATGAAATAAATAGACAAGCGCAAATGGCACAAAATCAATTAGGTGCAAGTGCTGTAGGATCGGGTGCATATGGTGGTGGAAGAATGGGTGTTGCTCAAGCAGAAATAGATAGAGCAAGACAAGCTAATGTAGGTCAAGCAATGGCTACAGGATTTCAACAAGCTGCTGGATTAGCTGCTCAACAACAAGGACTACAACAACAAGCGGGTCAGTTACTTGGTGCGTTAGGCGGACAACAACAAGCAATGCAACAAGCAGATATTGCAAGTCTACTTCAAGCAGGGGGAGTACAAAGACAACTAGGACAACAAGCTCTAGAAGCATCGAGACAAACTGAACTTGCAAGAGCTTACGAACCATATCAAAGAATTGAATTCTTAAAGAATGTTATGACTAATATGCCAACAACTCAGTCTGCCGTAACAGCGACCACGGCCCCAGGTACTAATCCAATGGCACAAGCTGCAGGTGCAGGTATTGGAGCTTATGCTGCTTACAACCTAGGTAGAAGATAATGGATGATCCAGTTCTAAAAAGAAAACTGTTTGCTAACAGAGCTAGACATATTAAACAAATACAAACAGGTAATGTTCCAGGTCACTTTTTAGGTGGTATAGGGACTGCTTTTAATGTTTTAAGTAGAGTAGGACCTGCAGTTCAAAGAGGTTACAGAGCGTTTAAAGCTGCAAGAGCTACACCAAAACCTCCTTCAGGATTAATAACAGGAGGTAATCAACCTGCCTTAGCTACAAGAATGATGGGTCAACAAAAAGGTTTAAGAACAACTGGTCTTAGTGGTTTAGAATCTAGAGCTATAAGAGCAGGAAGACTTCCACGAGGTGCTGTAACAGCAGCAGAGTTAGGTTTAACTGCACCTATTGCTGCGGGTAGTGTAAATGAAATTGGCTCAGGAGTAATGGAAGGTGATTACGGACAAGTTGCAGGTGGTTTAGGGGGTTTATTACTTTCTGCACCTTTAATGGGACGTGCTCTACGTATGGCAGGTATGGGAAAAAGAACAGGAAAAATTGGTCAAGCTAAAGAAGCTTTGTCCGCTACAGGAAAAGGTATTACTAAGTTAAATAGACCAGGTACATTACCTGCAGGTATTGGATTAATTGGTACAGGAGCTGTCTTTGCAGAACCTGATTTAGCAGGTAAAGAAAAAGTTTTAGGTGATCCTATTGATATTCAAATTGCAGAATATGAAAAAGAAAACAAAGTTAAATTAACTGATGCACAGAAAAAAGCTATTAAACAAAGAGTTACTGCTACTTCAATTCCAGGTGCAACTAATCAAGACCCTTCAAAACAAGTTCCAGAAGAACAAGGTAAAGAAATTGTAAATACCAATACTGCAAAATCAGGAGATGCTTCAGCTGAAGAAATTACAGAAGATATTGTAAGAACAAGTAATAAAGAAGAAGCAGGTAAAAAATTATCAAAAGATAGTTTAGAATTTAAAAAGTTTTCTGACGATCTAGATCAACTTACTGGTGGAAGAGATGACACTAACTATTTAGTTGCCTTAAAATTTGCATCAGGCTTGATGTCAAAGAAAACATCACAAACAGGTGTTAGAGGATTATTAGATGTTGGTGGTCAAGCAGCAGGGGAAACTGTTGATACTTTAATAGCTTTAAAAGCAAAAGAGAAAGAAAGAAAAAATGATTTAGCTGTAGCATATATGAAAGCTAAAAAAGATGGAACTAATCAAGCACAAGTTACTGCAGCAACAAATAGATT